GCCTCTCGGCCGATCAATCCGTCGTTCTGTGATGTGCGGCGCTTGGGGCTACCCATCCGAAAGGAGCATGGCTATGGGATCATCCCTAAAATCCCAAGACTTAGTACACCGTCTCTGTTGTTTAGGAATTAGTAAAACTACTTCCAAACAGATTGTTCAAGAGTTTGAAGAATGGAGAAGATTGTCTGGCGATGAGTGGACTTGCGGCCATATTAAAGAGCTAAAGGTCGAACTCATACGATATATGGGAGGCTTATCGCCTTCCCCTTCCGTTTGGATTGAAAGAAGAAGTGATAAGATTACTCCATCTGGCGCTTTTGGCGCCCTATGGAAAATTTCTCGTACGAAGCCTTTCACAGCTTTAAACGCGATGCAAATCTACTCATCCCTTGTTTATGAGCCCAAGGGTGATCAACCCAAGGTTACTCCCAAACAATTAAAGGGTTTTGAGGAAGCGGTTCATCGTCCTCCTGTTTCTCAGGAAGCGAAATTGGCCTTCTCTAGCTTACTCCACGATCTTCCTATGGAATTCCATAGTGAAGTCCCTAAGTTTCTTGCACCTTCAGTGCTTGATGTTCCCATCAAACCCTACAAGCGAAGTCCCGTTCCGTTCAGGGGTTTAGTCCCGAAAGAAGACGTTTTTCCTAGGGCACTTACAGTATTATCGTTAACGCCCAGCTTTGCTGAGGCGCACCGACCTCTTGTTTATTCGGCATTAGGGATGTTACGGAACTTTGTTCCGTTGAAGAGCTCCCGGGAAGCACCCTCTAAACCTGGCCTGGATGATTCCATCCCAGTAATCCTTAACAAGATTACCCATGCAATTGAGCATAAAGATGGATTCCAAAAGTCACCTTCTGATATTACATCTGGTAATGTCGCGTTCATTCAGGATTCCGGATATAAGCTTCGGCATATATTCGTAACCAACGAGCTTTTACAAGTCGCTGCACTGCCTTTACAGCAGTTCCTTATGAACGAATTAAAGCATATACCCCAAGATGCTACTTTTGATCAAGAATCCGCTATAAAGCGGGTTCAAGAATTCTTGTCGCAGGGATATACTGCACATTGCTATGACCTTCAGAAGTGCTCTGATAATCTCCCCCGTGATTTCCAATATAAGCTATTTGCTCATCTTGGTTTATCCAACGAGTGGATTCAGTTTTTCAGAGACGTAACCTCCTCTTTGTGGGAGATACGTGACCGGATACCTGTTAAGTATCCTATAGGAAGGCGAAATGGTAAAACCATTTTTCGCAACACCGGCCTGCTACCCTCCTCTGCGGAGTTTACTTATAGAACTCGTAAAGAGCCTATAACAACCTCCATGCGCATGACGGTAGGGCAACAACTTGGATTCGGTCCAAGTTTTCCTGCCTTTTCACTGCTTCACCACTGCATAGTGCGTGGCCTTGCTCGTCAGTTAGGTTTACCTTTACAATACGTTCTCCTTGGAGACGATATTGTGATATTCAATCCTGATCTTGCTAAGGCTTACACTTCCTTTTTAGGGCTATGTGGTGTACCGATCTCTTCCTCGAAGACGATCATCTCTAATAAGCTGGCTGAATTTGCCGGGCGAGTTATATTCAAGGATAAAACCATTCCCACTTACAAGTGGAAGGGTCGTTGTTCTGATAACAACTTCTTGGATATATGCCGTGCTTTAGGACCTCGTTCTCTTGGATTACTCCGCCCACGTCAACGTTTTATCGCTGAAGTTCTGGGTTGGATACCCGAGCCTTTTGGTCTCGGTTGGAATCCTCAAGGTTTGTCCTACGTATCCCGTTTAAAGGATACTGAGGAACTTTGGCTTAAGCTTATAGAGGAAAAGGACATTAGAGTCCGCCACTATGAAGACAGAACGCGGAGGGTAAATCGTATGTTATACGAATACCCTGATTGGGCTCGAGGAATCTACCTCGAGCCATCACCCGACCAGGGTGATGCCGCTACTATTCGTCGAGAATTTCCCTCCAAGAATCATTTAGTTTCTAAGCTAATGAATCTTGACTGGAATCTCTTTTTACCGAATATAGATTACCTTGCTCGATCTCTCGATGTAGGTAGTCTTAATAGCGTTGAGATTTCAGGTCTTCTTTCCCGATACTCATGGATCGAGAAGTTGAGTTCGCTCACCTCCTTAACCATCTATGAAAGGAAGCTTTTTCCATTCAAAACGGTTGACTAAAC